TGCACATACTACACAAAGATGGTAAAGATTATTGTAAACTATTCTTTGATGTACCTACATTAAAAGAAATAGCTTTCAAATATATAGATAACACTAAGATGATAGGTGATAACTTTGCGTCTAAGTGTATACTAATACCTTTGAAAGAATTGTTTGACGTAAAGGAGAGAGTAAAGTTATGAGAAAACTTTTAATTGATGGTGATATTTTAATCTACAAAATAGCAACATTGAATGAAGTAGATACACACTGGGGTGATGGACTATGGACACTACACTGTGATGAGAATATCTGTAAGGGTCAGGTTGATGATACTATACAGGACTTGAAACATGACTTAGGTGCAGACTCTTATGTCGTTGCACTTACTGATACTTCTAACTTTAGGAAAGATGTATTACCTTCTTACAAAGACAACAGGAAACAAAGACGTAAGCCTATGGTTCTCAACGCATTGCGAGACTATGTGCTAGAGAAACATAAAGGTGTTATATTTAAAGGCTTGGAAGCTGATGATGTCTTAGGCATTATGGCTACTGAACCTTCTAATGAACAACGTATCATTGTTTCTATTGATAAAGACTTGAGGCAGATACCTGCACTTGTCTCTAGTGATGGTATGAATGTAGATAAAATTAGTAAAGCTGAAGCTGACTACTGGTTTATGGTACAGTCTATGGCAGGGGACGCAACTGATGGATATTCAGGCGTGCCAAATGTCGGAGTCAAAACAGCTCAGAAAATATTGGGTGATAATAATGTTCCCTTATTAGAGCTATGGAACAAAGTCCTGACTACCTATGAGAAGGCAGGCTTTACAAAGAAAGAAGCTCTCCAACAAGCTAGGGTTGCACATATCCTAAGACATGGTGAGTATAATAAAAAAACACATAAGGTAAAACTATGGCAGATATGATAAAAGAACCGCCACATTATACTCAACACGAGATAGAGCCTATTGATTTTATTGTAAAAAATAAGCTCGACTTTTGTCAGGGTAATGTGGTGAAATACATTTGTCGTTATAATCTGAAGGGTGGGATTGACGACCTATTGAAAGCAAAGCAATACATTGATTTCATTATTGAGAAAGACAACCCCAAACAATTAAACTTAGAACTTAATGACAATAAAACACAAGCACCTTCTAGTACAGGCGGAGTTAAGCTCACCCCCAAAGGATATTAGATACATAAAAAAGTGGGTTAGAAAATTAATCCATTTAATTAAAATGAAAATGCTAGGTAAACCAGTTGCCTATTACTGTAACAAACAAGGTAATAGAGGTCTTACCTGTGTGACGGCTATCGAAACGTCACATATAGCATTTCATTGTTGGGACGAAAGTGACCCTGCTAGATTACAATTAGATGTCTACACTTGTGCAGACCTAGATGAACAGATTGTAATTAAACACTTAGAAACTTTTAAACCACACAACATTCAATATAAATATTATGACAGAGAAAACAATTTCACATTAGTAAAGGAGCAATAATGGATTACAGTAGAGACGAACTGCTTACATATTTTGGTAAGACAACACTTAAAGATAGGTACTTGTTACCAGATGAAGGTTCGCCTCAAGACGCTTTCATGCGTGCGGCTAAGGCGTTCTCTGATGATGACGCAATGGCTAATCGTATTTATGATTATGCTTCTAAACTGTGGTTCATGTTTGCCACGCCTGTCTTAACCAACGCAGGAAGTAAAAGGGGCATGCCTATTTCGTGCTTTCTAAATTATGTTGGTGATAGTCGTACAGGATTAACAGGACACTACACAGAAAATGCTTGGCTAGCTTCTGTTGGTGGTGGTATTGGTGGCTACTGGGGACATGTACGTTCTGATGGTACATTAACAAGCGGTGGTTCACAAAGCTCAGGGTCAATTCCTTTTCTTCATGTCGTTGACTCAGAGATACTTGCTTTCTCTCAAGGTAAAACTAGACGAGGAAGTTATGCCGCATACATGGATATATCTCACCCAGAGATTATAGAATTTTTAGACATGAGAAAACCTAGTGGTGGAGACGTTCATAGAAAATGTCTTAATCTACATCACGGTGTAAATATTCCTGACAGCTTTATGGAGTTAATTGATAACTGCATTAAAGACCCTACCTATGATGACAGTTGGAATTTAATAGACCCTCACACAAAACAAATAGTACGGACTGTTTCTGCTAAAGAACTATGGCAACGTATCTTAGAAAACAGAGTTGCTACTGGTGAACCGTATATGTGTTTCATTGACACAATCAACAATGACCTTCCCCAAACTTTAAAAGATAAACAATTAAAAGTACATCACTCTAATTTATGTACTGAAATTACACTACCAACTAATGAACAACGTACTGCTGTTTGTTGTTTGTCTAGTGTAAACCTAGAAAAATATGATGAGTGGAAAGACAACACACAATTCATAGCAGACCTAGTTAGATTTTTGGATAACACTCTACAACACTTTATTGATAATGCACCTGATGAATTATCTAAAGCTAAGTTTAGTGCACACCAAGAACGTAGTATTGGACTAGGAGCTATGGGCTTCCACGCCTACCTACAATCTAAAGGTGTTCCGTTTGAGTCTGCTTTGGCTAAAGGTATTAATCTAAACATGTTTAAAAAGATTAAGTCTGAAGCTGTAGCTGAGTCTAAAAATCTTGCAGTAGAACGTGGTGAAGCTCCTGATATGAAGGGCACTGGTATGCGACATGCACACTTACTAGCGATTGCACCTAATGCTTCTTCTTCAATTATATGTGGTACAACTTCTCCATCTATCGAACCATACAGAGCTAATGCTTATGTGCAGAAAACTATGTCAGGTTCATTCATGGTTAAGAATAAATATTTAGAAAAATTGTTAGAGTCTAAAGGACTCAATACTGAAAAGACATGGCAGTCTATCATTGCTCGCAAAGGTTCTGTTCTACATTTAGATGAACTAACTGACTACGAGAAAGATACTTTTAAAACTGCTATTGAACTAAATCAGCAATGGGTAATACAACACGCCGCAGACAGACAAGAATATATTTGTCAAGCACAGTCTGTTAATGTGTTTGTACCTGCTGATGTAAACATTAAAGAGCTACATGACATACACATGTTAGCTTGGAAAAGTAAACTAAAGACACTTTATTACTGTAGGTCAGAAGCTATTAAGCGTGCTGAGTTGCTTTCATTAAAAGTTGAAAGAACTATTATACCTGAGTCAGAGTGTTTAGCATGTGAGGCATAGATGACACACGAAGGACTATTTAAAGATATTGATAAACCAAAGAAACAGAAATGTTGTGGTTGTCATAATAATAAAAAACAACAAAAACAAACAGTGCTATGGACTGTATACCATACAATACTTGCTGTTGAACTAGCAATGATTGTGGTCATAGAGTTTATAGAATTAATGAGAGGAGTGTAGATGGGGCTATTTAAAGAGAGGCAATATTATAAACCGTTTGAATATGACTGGGCATTTGAAGCATACGATATGCAACAAAAAATGCACTGGCTTCCTAGCGAAGTACCGCTAGCAGAAGATGTAAGAGATTGGAATGAGAGATTAACAGTAGAAGAAAAAAATCTTATCAATCAAATTTTAAAATTCTTTACACAAGGAGATGTAGACATTGCTCAAGCATACCTTGATAAATACATTCCTATGTTCAAGCCACCAGAAGTTAGAATGATGTTGTCTGCTATCGCAACTAGCGAAGCCAACCATGCACATTCATACTCGTTATTGAACGACACAATAGGATTAAAGGACAGTGAGTATAAAGCATTTCAAGAATACAAAGAGATGTCAGACAAACATAATTATTTATTTGAAAGTAAGGGCAAAGGTGTTGAAGGACTTGCTAGGGAAATTGCTTGTTTCTCAGCGTTTGGCGAGGGACTTCAGTTGTTTGCTTCTTTTGTAATGTTACTAAACTTTCAAAGATTTGGTAGAATGAAGGGTATGTGTCAGATAGTTACATGGAGTATTAGAGATGAAAGTCACCATGTAGAAAACATGATTAAATTATTTCATGCACTAATAAAAGAAAACCCTAAAATATGGACAGATAAATTTAAAGCTAGTCTCTATCAGACATGTAGAGATATGGTAGACTTAGAAGATAAGTTTATTGACTTAGCTTTTGAGATGGGTGGAATACAAGGATTAACACCTGACCAAGTAAAAGAATATATTAGGTATATAGCTGACAGAAGACTGCTTCAGCTATCTTTAAAACCTAATTATGGAGTCAAAAACAATCCGTTAGGGTGGTTAGATTGGATATTAAATGGTGTAGAACACGCTAATTTCTTTGAGAATAGAGCCACAGAATACAACAAAGGTACATTAACTGGGTCACTTTGGTAATAAAGTACCCTTTTTAGAAGGAAACAATGGAAAACTTACAAGATGTAGTCTTACCTACAACGGTAGATGACTTAATAAAACTGCTTAATGAAGTATATCCTGAGCAATCACCAGACTTAAATGATGATACTAAGACAATATATTTTAAAGCAGGACAGAGAGATGTTGTGAGATTTATTAACACACTAAAGGAAAGGCAAGAAGAAAATGTGCTTGGCAACAAGTAAACCAGTTACTTACGCAGTCCCAAAAGACAATGACCAGTTTGTAGCAGGAAATCAATTCGACCCTAAAGATAGTGCGTTTAATAATCCTGAGCCTTCTGACATTAATGTAGGCGGAGATGAACCTAAGAAAACTAAGAAGCCTGATAATTACAATCAAGGTGGAATAGAAGGTTCTAACTCTGGTTTAAATATAACATAATAAGGAGAAACTAATATGTGCGGTGGTGGTTCAAGACCTGCTCCTCAACCTATTGCTCCAAATCCAGTCGTTAATGCGTCACCTATTGGTGACCAATTAGTACCGACTTTGGAGACAGCAGATGAGTTAGTAGATAAGAAAAAGAAAATTAAGAAAGCTAAAAAGACTGGAACAGAAATGTTACAGACTTCTGGCGTAAACACTATGACTACAACAGGTCAAAGTGGTTTGAATATTGGTTAATACATGGACTATAATAACGAAGTAGTAACAAGACAAAATACCGCTAAAGAGCGTTACGAAAAGTTAAAACAAGATAGATACGAATTTTTAGATAGAGCTCGTGAGTGTAGCGAGTTGACAATTCCTGCATTAATACCAGATGAAGGTTTCAATTCTTCGTCTGATTTATATTCACCATTTCAATCAGTTGGTGCTAGAGGTGTAAACAATCTTGCCTCTAAACTTCTCTTACTTTTACTTCCCCCTAACTCTCCATTCTTTAGACTTAAAATTAGTGGTGACGCTAAAGAAGAAATGGAGTCACAAAAAGAATTAACAGCACAGGTAGAGAAGTCTTTAGCTAATATTGAAAGAGAAGTCTTAAATAAAATAGAAGAATTAGCACTAAGAGTAAGTGTATTCGAGGCTTTGAAACACTTAATTGTAGGTGGTAATGTATTAACTTATCTTCCTAAAAATGGAAACATGAAAGTATTTCCATTGTCACAATATGTTGTACGAAGAGATACAGCAGGTAATCTATTAGAAATAGTTATTAAAGAAAGTATTGCACACGTTGCTCTTGATAAAGAAATTAAAGAGCAGATGATGATAGAAGGCACATATAAAGAAGATGAAGATTGTGACATCTATACTCATATTTATAAATTAGATAATAAAAAGTTTTATGTATGCCAAGAAGTAATGGGTATGAAAATACCTTCTACTATTGGTACAATCATGGCAGACGCTATGCCATACCAAGCACTGAGAATGGTGCGAATAGATAATGAAGACTACGGAAGAAGTTTTGTAGAAGAGTTTTTGGGTGACCTCAAGAGCTTGGAAGGATTATCACAATCACTTGTAGAAAGTGCGGCGGCTTCTAGTAAAGTTGTATTTATGGTTAGACCTAATGCAGTAACTAGAAAGAAAGATTTAGCGTCAACTAGAAACGGAGATATTATTACAGGTAGTAGAGATGATGTGTCTGTACTACAAGCAGAAAAACAATATGACTTACAAGTCGTAGAAAGAAGTATTCAAAAATTAGAAGAGCGTATGTCTTATGCGTTCTTACTACATACAGCAATCCAAAGAGACGCTGAAAGAGTTACAGCTCAAGAAATAAGATACATGGCTGAACAACTAGAAACGTCTATGGGTGGTGTATATTCTTTATTGTCACAAGAATTTCAATTACCTCTAGTTAGAGTGTTGATGAAAAGAATGGGACAAAATAAAGAGATACCTGCAATGCCTAAAGGCTCAGTTAAGCCTACTATTATTACAGGTATCGAAGCTCTTGGTAGAGGTAATGACTTACAAAAACTAAGAGAGTTTGTTGCTGAGATTGGAGCACTAGCTCAAATCAATCCGCAAGTAGTACAAGCTCTAAACCCTGACAATCTTGTTACAAGAATTGCTACAGGTTTAGGTATAGACACAGAAGGTTTAATTAAATCTCCTGAACAACTACAAGCAGAACAAGAGCAACAAATGGCAGATATGCAACAACAACAATTAATGGACACTGCACAGCAAGTAGCTCCACAAGTTGCAAATAACATGACAAAGGAAATGGGAAACTAAAATTATGGTAGAACAAGTAGTTATACAAGAACCAGAAACAACTTCTGATAAACCAGAAGCACAACAGACTGAAGTCTCACGACCAGATGGGTTGCCTGAGAAATTTAATTCAGTCGAAGATTTAGCTAAGTCATATACTGAGCTAGAGAAAAAACTAGGTCAAGCAGATAAGCCTGCTGAACCTGAAGTTAAACAAGAAGAACAACCAAAGACTGAAGATAATAATTTAGAGATAGCTGAGAAAGCTGTGTCTGACGCAGGTCTTAACATGGATAACCTACAACAAGAGTATAATGAGAACGGTCAACTTAATGACAAATCTTATGAAGCTCTTGAAAAAGCAGGTATTCCTAAATCGTATGTAGACGCATTTATTAATGGTCAACAAGCTCTTGCTAATCAACAATCCGCAGAAATTAAAAGTGTGGTTGGTGGTGATGAAGTTTATAATCAAATGGCTGACTGGGCAAAAGAGAATTTGTCTGAGTCTGAAAAGAAAGCATACAATGATACAGTCAACAGTAAAAACATTGACTCTATTAAACTTGCCGTTGCAGGACTAAAAGCAAAGTTTGACCAAGCAAACGGAACTGAGCCAAATCTATTACAAGGTAAGGCTTCTCCAACTAATGAAGGTTCTTATGAGTCTTGGGCTCAAGTAACCGAAGCTATGGCTGACCCTAGATATTCTAAAGATGTAGCATATCAAAACGCAGTCAAAGCTAAACTAGCTAACTCGGATTTATAATATGTGGTTGACAGCATTAAAAAGATTGTACGAAGCAGAAGTTGCGGAGAACACAGCAGTCATTGATACATTTTTACAAAAGAGTGTAGGAGTTGCAGACCATGATGATTTTATGAAAACTTTAAAATCAAGGTTTGATAAACTGGTACACGCAAAACATGCTATTGATGAGATAGATAATATTGTTAAACAAACAAGTAAACCAGAAGAAAAAAAGAAGGAGAAATAAATATGCCAATGGGAAAAGGAACTTATGGTTCTAAAAAAGGAAGACCAAGTAAAACACTAAAAGGTAATCAAAGAAAGTTACCTATGTCTTTACAAAAGAAAATAATGAAAGCTAAAAAGAAAAAGTAATATGGCAAAACGTGGATTATACGCCAACATACATGCGAAACGTAAAAGAATTAAAGCAGGTAGTGGCGAGAAAATGAGAAAGAAAGGTGCTAAAGGTGCACCTACAGCCGCTAATTTTAGAAGAGCGGCAAAGACAGCTAAGAAAAGATAATAGTCATGGTAGCTAAAAGATACCAAAATCCTTCTGGCGGCTTAAATGCCGCAGGAAGAAAATACTTTAAACGAAAGACAGGGGCAAATTTAAAACGTCCTGTTACTGGTAAAGTAAAACGAGGCTCAAAAGCGGCGGCACGAAAACGTAGCTTCTGTGCTCGTATGTCTGGCGTTAAAGGTGCAATGTCTAAGAACGGTAAACCAACAAGAAAAGCGTTGGCTCTCCGTAAATGGAATTGCTAATAGTTGTGCACTCTTTTTAGAGGGCAACTGCCAAAACACATAAGTTGAATAGCTTGACCGCTCGTGGGCGACAATCTTGTCTTATGATACGGAAGGTGTGAAGGCTTTATTAACAAGCGTAAATAAACCAAAGGAGACAAAACATGGCAAACGCAAGTCCAGTCTCAGTAGGTAAAATCAATACCGCAGGTACAGAAGACGCTCTGTTTCTTAAAGTGTTCGCAGGAGAAGTTATTACTTCTTTTGAAAGAGCTTCAGTAACAGACGGACATGAAATGGTGAGAAGTATCTCATCAGGTAAGTCTGCAACTTTCCCAGTAATGGGTAGAATTGCGGCGGCGTACCACACAGCAGGTAATGAGATTACAGGCTCAGACGTAAACCACAATGAGAAAGTCATTACAATTAATGACCTTCTATTATCTTCAGTATTTCTATCAAATATTGAGGAAGCCAAAAACCATTGGGACGTAAGAAGTGCTTATTCAACAGAAATTGGTAGAGCTCTAGCTTTCCAAAAAGACAAGCACGTTTTACAAACAATCGGTCAAGCGGCACAGGCTTCTGCAAACGTAGCTGACTCAGGCTATGGTGCAGGAACAGTATTAACTAATACATCAATCGCTTCAGCTACAGCTTCAACTGCGGCTAACGCATTGATTGACGAGTTATTCAATGCCGCAAAAGCATTAGACGCTAACTACGTTCCAAAAGAAGGTAGAAAATGTTTCTTGAAATTAGAGGAATATTACAAACTAGCTAATGCTACAAACGCAGTAAACGTAGACTTCAGTGGACAAGGTTCAATCGCAGAAGGTAAAGTATTGAAAATTGCAGGTATAGACATTGTACCTACAGCTCAATTTACTGATATTGACCAGAACAACAACTCTGGAGTAGCGGCAGGTTCAGCAACAGCAGGTGGTTCAACACCTCAATCTGTTGACCTAAGCAACTACGTTGCACTTATCTCACACCCAAGTGCGGTAGGTACTGTTAAGCTAATGGATTTAGCAGTAGAAAGCGAATATGACATTAGACGTCAAGGAACGCTTATGCTTGCTAAGTATGCTATGGGTCATGGCGTACTAAGACCAGAAGCGGCTGTAGGAATTAAAGAAGCGTAATCGTTTCTTTATACTTATAAGGACTAGGGGGCGAGGGAGACTAAACCCCCTAGTTTAATTTTAAAAAAGGAAAAACATGGCAACAAGAATAACACCCACAACTGAGCTACAAGCCATCAATATATGTCTTTCCGTAATTGGCGAAGCTCCTGTCAACACAATTACAGGAACTACAAGTGTTGATGTGTCTGTCGCTAAAAATATTTTAGATGAAACTTCTATGTCAATTCAATCACAAGGTTGGAATTACAACACAGAATATGACTATACAGTTTCATTAGACTCAAATAACAAAATTCCCCTTCCATCTAACTGCGTTCAAGCAGATGGTAACAATGACATTCGTCACAAAAACTTCACTATAAGAGATGGTTTTCTATATGACTTAGATAATCATACTGACGTGTTTACAGAAGCACCGAAGTTAAATGTAGTGCTAGTACAACAATTTGAACATCTCCCAGAATATGCAAGACGTTTCATTACAATGAAAGCCGCTAGACGTTTTGCTTCACGATTTATTGGTGACCAAGAGATAACTAGATTGATTGGCACAGATGAACAAGAAGCGGCGTTAGCTCACCATCAAGCAGATAGTAGAGAAGCAGATTTAAACATATTAAATGGAGACTCAAATACGTTCTCAATAATAAACAGACCAACTAGAAGGACTTATTAATGGCTGTTGTTTCGCAAACTATACCTAATTTTATTAACGGTATATCCCAACAAACAGCAACACAACGTGGTATCAATCAAGGTACAGAGCAAATTAATTTAAGTAATAACATTGTTGAAGGTTTAAGTAAGAGACCTTCGGCTGAGTTTATAGCTACTTTGGATAGTAACAATGTCTTTCCGAATACAACAAAAATATGGAGTATACAGAGAGATGAAGATAATCAATACTTGGTGGCTTTCTATAATGGCGGCATTAAAGTCTACGACTTGGCAGGTAATGAGAAGACTGTTACGATTGCTAGTGGTGCTAGTTACCTTAATAGTAGCAATCCTAAAGATGATTTTCGTATGGTTAATATTGCTGACTTTACCTTTGTGGTTAATAGGTCTATCACCCCTATTGCTGATACAGCAACTTCGGCGGCAAAACAAGAAGAATTTTTAATCTATGTAAAAGCGTCTAACTACGGTAGAGAATATACAGTTACTCTTAATCACCCTAACATGCCGTATGCACATAAAGTTGTGTTTCAAATGCCTTCAGGTAATGACGCAACAACAGATAGTGAATTTAGAGATACTAACAAAATTAAAGATATTTTATTGTATGGTACTTCTTCACAATATTGGAATAGTAGTGCTTCACAAATTGGATTTAAAACAGTAAGAGAGGATACTAATGCAACATTATCAACATCACAAGGTCTTGCAAATTACTCAGGCATTACTTCTCATTTTGCTTTTGAAAGTTATGACAACGTAATCTATGGAAAACCTACAGACAACAACTCTGGTTATACAGTCAGCACTTCTGATGGTGCAGGTAATACTGCTATGTATCATGTGCGTGATGAGATACAGGATTTCTCAAAACTTCCGTTTAATTCAAAAACAGGTGTCATCATTAAAATTACAGGTGAAGAGGGTGATACGCTTTCTGACTACTTTGTAAATTATACTGGTGATGGTGTGTGGACAGAAACTATTGCACCTGCTACGTCTGTTGGAATAAATAATTCTACAATGCCACACGCATTGGTTAATAATAATAACGGTACATTTACATTTAAAGAATTAGATTACACAGATAGAACATGTGGTGACGCTGATACAAATGCTGACCCAAGTTTCTTAGGTAAAAAAATACAGAATTTAACTTTTTATAAAAACAGATTAGGTATACTGTCAGGAGAGAATTTAGTATTATCTGAAAATGCAGGGTTCTTTAATTTCTTTGCAACAACAGTTACACAAGTATTAGACACAGACCCTATTGATATAGCGGCGTCTGGTACACAAGTTAATACATTGAAAAACTCAGTATCATTTAATGAAACCTTGTTATTGTTTTCTGATACAGCACAATACAAAGTAGACTCAGCAGGTGACACAATTACACCTACGTCTGCAATATTAAATGAAGTATCTAGTTTTGAACATGATGACGCTGTTACACCAGTGGCGGCAGGACGTTTTGCATACTTTGCACAAAAACGAAATGCAAACACAGCAATCAGAGAATACTATGCTGATGATGATACATTAACAAATGATGGTTTAGATATTACTGTAGCAGTACAAAACTTACTTCCATCTAATCCTTATCAGATAATAAGTAATACGATTGAAGACACATTAATATTTCTTCACTCTGACGCCGCAGATACACAGATTGCACCTTATACTACAGGGTCAGCAGTAACAGCAACTAACGCTGACACATTATTTATATATAAGTATTTCTTTGACAAAGGAGCAAAAGTACAAACAGCGTGGTCTAAGTGGGTTCTTAACGGTATGAAAATACTAGGCGGTTTGACTTCAGATAGTTTTATTTATTTATTTGTTGCAGAAGGTACAGATACAAAATTATTAAGATTAGATTTAAGAAATTTAAAAGATAGTACACTAGGATTTAGTGTACATTTAGATTTACAAACAAGCGTTACTGGGACGTATGACTCAGCTACAGATAAAACTACATTCACATCACCGTATGGTGCAAAGACTGGGTTGATAGCTGTAGATAAAACTAATGGTACTAATTATACAGCGACTAATACAACAGGTAGTACATATACAATAGACGGTAATCATACTGCGTTATTTATAGGTGTGCCTTTTGAGTCTAAGTATACATTAAGTCCACAATACATTAGAGAAGATACTGGTAAAGGTTTGGTAGCTGTTACTTCAGGTAGATACCAAATTAGAAACATATCTTTTGATTATGAAAACTCAGGTTACTTTCAAGTAGAGGTAACCCCTAGTAATAGAACTACTAATATTTCTTACATGACAGGTTATGTCATTGGTTTTACAGGTGCACCAAATAATGTTGCTATATCAACTGGCACATTAAGAGTACCTGTTCAGTGTAGAAACACAGATGTTGATATAGATATTAAAAGCTCATCACATCTACCTATGCACATAGCTAGTGCTGAAATAGAAGGTTTCTATCACAGACGTTCAAGAAGACTATAATATGGAAAAAGAAAAGTATGTAAGAAAAGCAATTCTAAAAGACGCTTTAGAATTAGCACCTAAAATGCGTAAAGAAGATAGAGCTGAGATATTGGCGTCAGATAATATGTCACCATTACAAGCTCTAGTCGTACCTTTTACTATTGAAGGTGCAAGGATATATTCAATTATTGGCACTAAAGATGAAGGTGTTATTGGTATGTTTGGTTCAACACCTAGTACCGACCCTGCCTTTGGTGTCGCTTGGCTTTTGTCTAATGAAAAATTAGCAAATAATCATGCTAGGCAATTTTTAAAAGAATGTCCGTATTGGGTATCACAAATGGGTGATGGTTATAAACACCTTTATAATTTTGTAGATAAGCGAAACTGGGTAGCTCTTAAATGGCTACAACTATTAGGCTTTGAAGCAAAAGAGGAGTTTCCTAAATATGGGCACAAACAAATACCATTTTTATTAATGATGAAGGAGATGACATGTGCGGAGTAAATGAAGCTGTTGCCGCTATGAAAATAGTTGGAGCTGTAGCAGGTCATCAAGAAAAGAAAAGAGTTGCTAAAGAAAATGCTATGGCTAACGCCAGAGCTAGAATGACAGCAGACGCCGCATACTTAAATGATTTAGGAAAGATTGAAACAGAAAGAGGCATGGCGGCTAGAGAAAAATATATAGCCGAGATGTCTGAAAAAATGAAACGTAAAAAAGACCAAGCAACAGGATTAAATTTAGGATTTGGTAATGCTACAAGAGTAGTACAAAACATAGGTACAATCATGGACGTAGATTATAACCAAATCAATGCAGACTTTTTAGGTGATATGATTACACTTAACAACCAACGAAGTGACGCTTATGCAAACCTAAAACGAACATACAATAGTTTAACCCCTGTGTATGAGCCAAGCATGTTTAGTCTAGGATTAGATATTGCAGGAGCAGGAGCTTCATACATGGCAACACCAAGAGATGAACGAAGGTTCTTTAAAGACTATGGTGCTAAATCAAGGACAAAATAATGGCATATAAATCACGAGTTAGTAATAAATATTTTGGGTCAACATACGAAGGCAGACCAAATGTAGCTAGAGTATCTCCATTAGGTGAACTAGCTCAAGCAATCAACAGAAACGTACAATCGTTTGAAGCCGCAGGAGTTAATTATATACAAGGTAAAAAAGAAGACGCTGTTGGTAAATTAAATGAATTATATTCTCAAGGTAAATCATACGAAGAAATAACTAAATCTGTTCTTAACAATGAGTTTCCTGAGTTATCTAGTATGTATGCTGAGTCAGCAGTGCAATCACAAGTGGGTAGATTTGCGGCGGCTGAAGCTATTGCTAAAATTAAAAAGTCTAAAGAAGCAGGTGAGTATGATTATACTACTGATAATCTTGTTAATTTTCATAAAAAGTTTGTTCAAGAATATGACCTAAATAATCAAGATGATAATTTTAATTTAGGTTTTGCGGCTGTATTTAATCAGTGGCAATCAGATGAAAAAATAGAAGACGCTAAATTAAAAGGTACTTGGCACAACACAACTAAGATGAGCAAGGCTATGACTTTGCTTGATACTGTAACTGACATATCTCAAATTATACCTATGGTTAATTCCTTAGCCGTAGAACTTCCAAAATTAGAAGGTGAAGGGAAACGAAACTTTTTCTTTAGTACACAAGAACAAAACGCACTTCTATTAAATTATGCAAATAAATTATATTTAACAGCAACAACACAAGACCAATTAGAAAGAGCTTCTAATATTCTTAATTTAGACAGAGGTGTTGGTAAAGGTGGTAATGAATTAGGCAGTCTTATTAATAGTAATGAAAAAGCTATGGCTTTGTTTAAGTCTATTGAAGAGAAGAAAATATCACTTGCTAACCATGAGTATACATTAGCAGAAAGAGAAAGAACAAAAGAACAAAGAGATGGTTTGTTTACTATCTTTAATATGGATACTACTTCAGGTACAGTTGAAGAAAACAAAGCGGCATTGTTAGAACAAGATAAAGCTATCGCCGCTCTTGGTAAAAAGTATCCTAGTCTTATACCTACTATTAACAACATTAGAAGTGGATTTGATAAAGTTACAGAAGATAGGGGTGGAGTGCTTAATATAAGAAATAGAATTTTATTAGGTGAATTTAATAACACTAACTTTAATGATTTCTTAGCAGAAGTTAGTCAGTATACAAACAGTTGGGACACAATTTCTAAACTAACTGAACTACAACAAAACAGTGCTCTTACAGCTAGAACAGGCTTTACTAACCCTACAGAAGACACAAGATTGAAAAGTATGTTGACTAAAATTGAAACACAAATTGTCAATAACTTTCCAAAAATATCAGGTATTCCTGATGACTCAAGAGGCAGACAAGCTATTAATGATTTAATTATTGCAGATGTAGAAAGTGAATACTTAGATTGGTTAGCTGACAATATGCAACCACCTGCAAGTGCAGATGACCAAACTAAATTAGATTGGTTTACAAAACAAAAGAAATGGCTTGATGATACTTACCAAGAGAAACTTAAATTATATTCATCACAGACATGGCAAAAAGGTATATCTGAAAAATTATCTAAAGATATAACTGACACTGATTTTGATTTAGATGACTTAGGTACGCAGTATATTAATACAAAAGCTGATGAGTATTCTAAACTATTTACAGAAGACGCTGTGACAGCTATTGTAACTAACTCACAAAACACATTACGTTCAGCAGTTACAGTGTTAAAGAACGAAAAGAGTTTCAAAGACCTAATGCAACAAACAGGTATTAAAGGTGTAATTGACGCAGATACAATGGCACGAGAAATACTTACAAGATTAAATGTTGATATTGAAAAAGACTATGCTGATGAAATATTAAAAGTAGAAGACAACATACGTCTAACAGATACAATTAATAACATAGGTATTACTAATTTCACGGATATGGAAAACTTCTTTGAAAACAATTATTTTGATGGATTAGGTGAGGAAGACATAACTAGATTTAGAAACAATGTAACAACACAACTAGAAAACATTTTAGGACTACCACCTAGCCCTGAGCTAATTAGAAGGTTAAGTCCTGAAGCACAAAGTAATTTAGCAAAACTATTTAACATAACAGATAATCAATTCCAACTATTAATAGATAACGTATTCGGTAAATAAATATGGCAGAACTAGATTTAGGGATTAACTTTGGTAACCCAGATGAAGAAAAAAAATACTCAGGATTACATAAAAACAGACGAACACAAATAGAAAGACGTCAGTATGATAAAATGAAGCGAGTAGAAAAACAAAAACTTGCTTTAGAAAAATTATACTCAGATGACTTTATAAATACTTTAGATAGATTTTATACACAAAATGGTGTGGATACTACTAACTACAGTAAAAATGATTATGTAGAAAAATTCTATAGTGACAGGATTTGGAAAGAATATAACACTGTTGGTATGGGTATTGACTTTAGTAATGTCCTAGACAGTGACCAACAATACAAAGGTGATTGGGCAGAGATTACACAGTTATATGCTGACTTACCTATGTTTGGTAAAGGTGGTGTTGGTTTTATGAAATGGGCTCAAGACTTTGTGCCTGCTCTTGTAGCTGACCCATTAAACTTAATATCGTTTGGTATTGCAGGTTCAGTAGCTAAGGCAACTGTAGGTCAAGCGGCTAAAGAAGGTGTTAAAGCGTCAGTAAAAGAAACTGTAAAACAAGAAGTAAAAAAGAAAGCATTTAAAGAAGCATTTAAAAAAGGTGCTATTGTAGAAGGGACATTAGGTGCTACGTCTGCGGCAGGATTAGATGTACTTAGACAAACCACAGAAATAGAAGCAGGTCTAGCTAATGAATATAACTGGACTAGAACTATGATTTCAGCAGGGGCAGGTGGTACAGCTTCAGCCGCATTAGGTGGAGCATTGTCAGGGTTTTCTTCTAAAGGTTTAGCAGGAAGATACTTTGATAAAGTTGATAATATTACAACAGATGTAGGAAGAGATTTAGGAAACGCAGGTGGTAAAGGTGATGTCACTTACACAGGTCGTTCAGGTAAAAACAAAAAAGTAAACCCAGAAGACTCAACTGCTCCTAAGACAGAAGATATACCTATTACTAATAAAACAAATGACAGTGAAACTATTATACAAAAAGTAACTGATATTAAAAGAAAAACACCTATTATAAATTTAAGTAAAATAAAAACAGGTGAAGCAGAAGATAAAGCAGTAAATGAAATTGTAAAGACTGTAAAAGACCTTGTTAAAAAAGGTGAGATAACAACTAAAGAAAGAACAGGATTACTAGAAACAATTAAAAAAGAAGGTAATTTACTTCTTGCAGACGCAGAAAAACTAACAAGAGAATTAGAATTAACAAGTAAAGTTGCACCTGACATGGCAAAAACAATCTATGCAGGTAGACAAAATCTTTTAAAATTACATGCACAAACAGCAGAGATTAGAAATTTAATAGACAATGCAGTATCTCCTGATGAGAAACTTGCATTAAGTTTACAGTTAGAAAAACATTTAACAGAAGTTTCACAGCGAACATTAGAACATGTTAATAATGTTAGAGGTGTATCAGACGCATTAAATCAACAAAAACTAATGTCTGAGCTAACAGACGCAGATAAACTAAGAGTTGAAACAGGTGAAGCAATAGCAGAAGCTATGCCTAAAATGCTTGATGAAATTAAAAAGTTATCACCTGAGAAAAAATTAGAAGCATTAGATAACTTGTCTAGGTTGACAACTAATGATGAGACAATGCGTAAACTTATTAGAAAAGTTAATAGAACACAAGAAGGTAAAAAAGTAAACTTCTTTGACGCATTAAATGAATTTACAACAGCAAACCTTTTAGGTGATTTGACTACACATGAAGTAAATATTCTATCTGCTATGGTTAGATACCAGATGAATTATGTTACAGACTTTATTGCAGGTATTAGAGGTGTAGCAGGTGGTGATTTTAAAAATGGTTTTAGTCAAATGCAAATGGCTATGGACTTGTTTACATCACAGTTTAACTTTTGGCACACGTCATTTAAGAAAGCTAAGTTATCATGGAAAGCTAATAGAAGTATTGGTGATACTATGGAACACAAGTTTGATGGTATGCAAACAAGAAACATGGAAACATACATTAAACAACTTAAAGAAAGTGATAGCTTATTTAAAAGATGGTCAGCTACAAGTGCAACACCATTAGCTAAAGTTTCATTTATAACTCTTAAAGCTCTTCAGGCAGGTGATACCTTGATGAAGAATATCTTTAACAGAGCTCAACGTGTGGCAAATGTAAACCAACGTATGAGAACATACTATCCTGACTTATGGAAATCACGAAAGTTTGGTGAAGGTAAGAAGTCTGTTAAGATAGATGAAAACATAAAATCACTACAAGAGAACATAAGATTTGAAGAGTCTAAGTTGTCAGGTAAATTATCTGATAAACAAAAAGCTAAAGTACAAAAAACAATCACAACATATAACAAACAAATAAAAGCTCTAAATGAAAAGAAATCAGAGCTAACTGACTTCCAAAAGAAATGGAATGAGTTATTCTTTCAATACGAAGATGAGTTTGGTAACTTTAAAAGTACAGCCGCATTTAATAGTGTAGAAGCTAAAACACTAGATGACTTAACAAAATCTATTGCAAACGACCCATTATATAGAGCTAGAGAAAATTCATTTACACAAAATTTAAGAAATGAAATGTTGGATAGAAACCAATTCTTTCCTGACCAACAACAAAGTAAATATAATGTAGGTGACTTCTTACTTAAAACTACGCAACGTGCTCCATTAATTAGAGTATTAACAGGATTACACTTTGTCAAAACACCTATACAATTATTTAGATTAGGTTGGCAAATGACACCTATCTTAAATAGATTGAACATGGAATATAATGCTATGTTAAAAGCGTCTGACCCTATTGTAAGACGTAAAGCACAAGCAGTTGGACACATGGGTACAACTATCTATGCTATGGCAGGTTACATGGCATTTACTGGTATGCTTACAGGTGGACAACACCCTGATAGAAAGAAAAGATATTCATTAATTTACACAACAGAAGATGGTGAAACTAAATACATTAACTTAAAAAGAATGTTTCCATTATCAATACCATTTATGGTAATGGCAGATGTTAATGACTTGGTAGAAAAGTTTGGTGATATTATGGAAGATGATAACCATGCTGTCGAAAGAAATGTAATTCTTGAATTTGCAAGACATTATGTAGGTGGTGCATTTTCTATATGGTCACAAATATTTGCTAGTAACTTAATGACACAAGATTTCTTTAAATTAATGGCATTAGTATCTGATACAGATATTGGACAAAAAGAAGGTGAAGTACAAGCTGATACATTAGCTAAACACTTCTCAAGACAAACATCAAAACTTGTGCCATTGGCTACACAGTGGAGATGGCAGAATAAAGTATTAGGTGAAGCTGAAGCAGAATTAATTACAATGCAAGACCACATTGTTAATTCATCTCCATATCAACTGTTAAATAAAATTAATGAGTATACAGGTAATATGATAAGTGATGAAAACTTTGGTAATGCAATGTCACCACGAAGAGATATGTTTGGTAATGTCTATCCAAAACCAAAAGGACTTTTCTTAGGTACATTCCAAGACCCATTCCCATATTACACAGGGTATGCAAAAAGAATGTTAGACTCTAATGGTAATCAAATAGAATTATCAGATAGAGCTGTGGCTATCCTAGAAGAAGCTAAGATAAATTGGAGAGCACCTCTTAATAAAATTGATATAGGTTTCTTTAAGAAACTTGATATGAAGAAAACTAAACTTCTACAATTAGCTGACCCT